ATATTAGAGTCAGGTTTTATTGGTCAAGGTCAGGTAGTAGAAGATTTTGAAAATAAACTACACGAGGTACTTAGGAGTAAGACACGACCTGTAACTGTTAACTCGTGTACGGCTGCTATTGATCTTGCCTTAGAGTTAATTGGTGTTGGTCAATGGGATGAAGTTATATCGAGCCCTCAAACATGTTTTGCTTCTAACGTTGGAGCTCTTCATCGTGGCGCGCGGATTAGGTGGGCCGATATTGATCCAAATACAGGGCTTATGGATCCTGCATCTGTTGCTAAATTAATTACCCCTAAAACAAAAGCGATTATTGCTGTTAACTGGGCTGGTAAGTTTTGTGACTTCACATCGCTAAAGTCTTTTAATATACCTGTAATCGAAGATGCTGCTCATACCTGGGATGTAACTTTAGATAGAGATGTGGATCGTGGGGATTATATTTGTTATAGTTTTCAGGCTATTAAATTCTTGACCACTGGTGATGGTGGTATACTAGTATGTCCAGAAGAAAAAGAAAATGATGCTCGTATTCTTCGTTGGTATGGTTTAGATAGAACTAAAAACGAATCATTTAGATGTACGCAAAATATTACTCAGGTTGGATTTAAATACCATATGAATGATATTAACGCTGCAATCGGTCTATCTAATATTGACGAAGCAAAAATATCTGTAGAAGCTAGTCGACATAACTCTATCTTTATTATCAATAACGTCTCTAACCCTAAATTAGGGTTACCTGAAATTGATTATACATGTTCTTATTGGCTTTTTAGTATGCATGTATTAGATGGTACCAAAGATAAGTTTATGCAATACCTTACTGATAATGGTATTGCCAATAGCCCAGTACACTTTAGAAACGATCAGTATGATAGTACAATTATGTTTAGTGAGAAAAAGCTACCTGGGGTAGATAAGTTTACAGAAACCCAGGTATGTATTCCTAATGGGTGGTGGTTAACAGAAGCAGATAAGACTAAAATTATTCGAGTACTAAACGAGTATTAATATGAAAATTTTAATTATTGGTGGTAAGGGTTATGTTGGTTCCTATCTTAAAGAAGAGTTATGGAACAGTGGTATCTATGTTGAGAGCTACGGTAACAGATCAAAAGATTATAATGATATTGATATAAAGTATTTACAACAGTTCAGCCATATTATTCTTTTAGCTGGTCACTCAAGTGTACAGATGTGTAATGGTCCTTTAAGATCCGCCTGGTTAAATAACGTAAGAAACTTTATTAACCTTGTAGAAAAGACATCCATAGAAACTAAAATTATATATGCTAGTAGTGCTTCGGTGTACGGTGATACAAATGAAAAGAAATATACTGAAGGGGATATGTCATTAGATTTTGTTAACAACTATGATCTAACAAAAGTTACACTCGACTTAGTAGCTCAAAAATACATTGCTCATAATAGATATATTATGGGACTAAGATTCGGTACTGTTAATGGGGGATCACCTGTTATCAGACGTGACCTGATGATTAACTCTATGGTCTATACAGCTCTTAACGAAGGTAAGATAGTTATTACAAATAAGCATATTAATAGACCTATTCTTGCTCTCAAAGATCTGGCATTAGCTGTAAAAGAGGTATTATTAAATAAAGTCTTTAGATCTGGTCATTACAACTTAGCATCTTTTAATTCAACGGTAGATGAAATTTCTAAAGAAGTTCAACTAAAGACCGGGGTTGAAATTATCGATAAAGGTGATACACCAGGGGTTTATAATTTTGAAATAGATAACTATAAGTTTACCAATTACTATAGATTTAATTTTAAAGAGACTATATCATCTACGGTTGATGATGTCATCAACTGCTATACTAAAACTAACCCTAATGTAGTTATACGAAATGAATACTTCCAATATGATTGATTATGTAATAGTTATTTTCGGTAATTATGATCTTCTTGATCTGCAGGTTGAGAACTTTAAAAAAAGATTACCTAAAAAAGATTATAGGTTAATTGTAGTAGATAATACAATTGATTCTCAAAAAAGAAAAATAGATATGGATCCCGTCATTGATAAGTTTGTGCTACTTAGTAGTCAAATGACTCATGACGGGGTTTCGCATGGTCGAGCTATCGACGAAGGTCTTAAACACTGTACCTCAGATATAGTATCTATTATTGACTCCGACTTTTTTATCTTAAATGATAATATTCATAGCTATGTTTACTCTAAATTTAAAGAGGGATATAAGGCAGTAGGGTGCGAGTATAATGACGGTAAAGATACTAAGAGCTGGGTCGATATTAACCCGGATAACTTTAAAGACATCCCTTGCTGCTTTGGTGCCTACTACGATCGAGAATTAGCTACTTCAAACTCTTGGATAATTACTAGAGAGGAAGTAGATCAAAATAGGTCTACTGGGTTTGTTGAAGTAGGATTTAGAATTCGTAAACATATCCTTGAGAATAAAATAAAAACAGAAAGCTGGAAGACTGACGCTAACAGCTATGGTAATTGTTACTTTAAAGATGAGTACGGTACTATGATGGGGGTACATTACGTAGCCGGATCGCATCGTCGATGGAATGATAATTCTAAAAAAGAAATTCAAGATGTTCTTACTTTAGACTATAGTAGTTATAGACAGCTAGCTAAGTGTCTATGTTGTGACAGCAGTAACTTAGAAAGTATTTTAGATCTTAATAATCAACCTCTAGCCAATAGTTATTTAAGTACCGCTAACGAAACAGAGTTTACATATCCGTTAGGTATTAACTACTGTATGGATTGCACACACATTCAGCTTACACACGTCGTAGATCCTGATAAGTTATTTAAGCATTACCTGTACGTTAGCGGTACAACCCAAACGTTAAAAGATTATTTTGATTGGTTTGTAGATCTTACTAGTAATTATACTAAGGGTAAAAACGTACTAGATATTGCCTGTAATGATGGTACTCAACTAGACTCCTATAAAGCAAAAGGATACAATACTTATGGTATCGATCCTGCTGAAAACCTTTACCCTATTAGTTCTGTAAATCATAATATAGTATGTGACTACTTTATTACTTCGGAGCAATTTAAAACAAAGTTCGATATCATTACTGCACAAAACGTATTTGCTCATAATGCATACCCTAGAGACTTTCTTGTTGCCTGTAAAGAGTCATTGAGCGATGATGGTTGTATTTTTATTCAAACGTCGCAAGCTGATATGGTAAAGAACAATCAATTTGATACTATTTACCATGAGCATATTTCCTTTTTTAGTGTAAAGTCTTTTTGTGCGTTAGCAGCTAGAGCCGGGTTAAACGTTATTGATGTTATTAGAACCCCGATTCATGGAACTAGCTTTGTATTTGTTCTGTCTAAGAATAAAGAAGATCAATCAAATAAGTTTATCGAACAAGAGGAAACACTGACGTACCGTACCATGCTTCAGTATGCAATTAAGTGCAAGCGAATTGCTACTGAGTGTAAGCAAGCAATTGAAAAGCTTCAAGCGCAAGGAATTAAAGTAGTTGGATATGGTGCAGCTGCTAAAGGTAATACATTTCTTAACTTCTCTAAGTTTAAATTAGACTACATTGTAGATAATAATGAACTTAAACAAAATCTTTTCAGCCCTGGATCTAAGATACCTATCTTGTCTCCAGAGCAATTAAGAGAAGAGACAGGGCAAATTTGTGTAGTACCACTTGCATGGAACTTCTTTGATGAGATAAGGTGTAAGGTACTTGATATAAAAAATAATAATGTAAGTTTTTTAAAATACTTCCCTGAGGTTGTTTTGACCGATGCGTAAAACTATTATAACACACTTCTTTAATGAAGAGTATTTACTACCATGGTGGTTAAATCACCATAAACAATATTTCGATCACGGGGTATTAATTAACTATGCTTCTACTGATCGTTCGGTTGAGATAATTAAAGAGATATGCCCAGACTGGACAATTATTGATTCTCGTAATTCTCAGTTCGATGCTAAACTGGCTGATGAAGAAGTATCAGATATTGAAAGTACAGTAACTGGTTGGAAGATTTGTTTAAACACAACAGAATTTTTAGTAGGGGATTATAAGGTACTGGATACCTTAGATACGAAAGAGTTTATTATTCCCTGTTGTGTAATGGTAGATACTGATACTGCAAATTTACCTTCTTTAGACAGACCGTTGGTATCTCAAAAGACATTTGGTATTCACTATAATGAAGGCGGTACTAATATTAGACGCCCTAGAATGATACATAATAAAAATTATTTTATGTATCCTCTAGGTAGGCATTTCGATAGAGAACATACTACCGAAGCTCTTACGGTTCTATGGTATGGTTGGTCTCCTTTTAACTTTGACGTAATTAAAAGAAAATTGCAAATTCAAACTCGAATACCTGCTACTGATATCGCTAGAGGGTTCGGTAGAGAGCATATTGTCAACGAAGGTAACTTAATTGAGACGCATCAAAAATTAGCTACCCTAAGCCGAGACCTTTCTAAAGTACTATTATTAAATTAAATATTTGAGGTCAAATATGAATGTAGGAATTATTTTTGCTGGAATATCGTTTGGACATAAATCGGATAGAGACTTTAATCATTGTTTTCCTAACATAAATCGTAATTTAATTGAACCCCTACGTCGGCATTATAATGTAACAACCTATGTTATGACGTATGATAACGATAGAATGGATGAAGTAACTAAACTTCTTAACCCTAAAAAACTAGCTTCAATTCCTTTTGAAGGTAGTAGGCAAAATCCTACTCGAGCAATTTCTTTATCTCTAACATCAGGTGATGATATTGATTTTTATTTCATGACTAGATTTGATGTTCACTATAATAAGAGTTTAGAAGATTTTAACATAGACTGGGATAAGTTTAATTTTACTTCTCGGGAGGGTAATGGTCATTGGGAAAGGGAACAGTTTGTTGGGGATACATTTTACGCGTGGCCTAGTCGGCTGCACGATCAGGTTATACAGGGGTTCTCAGATCTAGCTAAATACGACCCTAATCACATGCATAATTTTTATTCTATTCTTGCCCCTATTATGGGTGAACAAAATATACATTTTATGAGTGAAGAGCATCAATTGAGCGGTCATTTGTTAACGAATTGTTGTACAAGAGACTACACCGATAGATTACGTAATAAAATACCGATCAATGAAGAAATTCTAGCGCGGTTTCCATAATAATAAGGATAAAAAATGATTAATGTAGTTATTCCGATGGCTGGTAAGGGTCAGCGATTTGTTGAAAGTGGTTACGATAAACCTAAACCAATGATTGATGTTGTTGGTGTACCGATGATTAAGAGAGTTATTGATTCTCTTACCTCAAAACACAGTCAATGTAATTTTATTTTTATCGCTCTAAAAGAGCATCTTGATAATGGTCTTCAAGAATTTCTCGAGCAACAAGGTACAATTATTCCTTTAGATATTGTTACTGAGGGGGCTGCGTGTACTACATTAATGGCTCTACCCTACATCAATAACTCAAAGCCGTTAGTTATTGCCAACTGTGATCAATATTTGGAATGGAATTTTGATGACTTCTTAGAGCAGTCTAAAGATCGTGATGGTTCTTTAGTAGTATTTAATTCCACTAACCCACATCACAGTTATGCAAAAGTTAAAAAAGGTAAAGTTGTGGAGGTGGCAGAAAAAGTTGTTATTTCCGACAGAGCCTGCGCAGGAATTTATTATTTTCGCCACGGTAGTGATTATATTGAGAGTGTAATCATGATGATTGCTAAAAATATTAGAACCAATAATGAATTCTATATTGCTCCTGCATACAACGAGTTGATTGCAGGTCTAGGTGATGTATCAGTATATGAAGTCGATGTTAATAAAAAACATATGCTAGGTACTCCTTACGAATTAGAGATCTTTTTAGATAAAGTAGATAACGGAGATGTTGTATTATGAAAGTTTTAATTTTTGGTAAGAGTGATATAGGCGAAGGTATTAAACAACTTTACCCCGACACGGTTAATATTCCGAAAGAAGAATGTGACGTAAGAGACTATAATCAGATTTGTGCGACGTTGGAAAAGTACAAACCTGACGCGATTGTTAACTGCGCTGGTATCTCCCACGTACAGGTAATAAAAGATTCTAATATTACGCATTGGCAAGAAGAGATTGAAGTTAACTTAATTGGTAGTTACTTGATTGCTCGAGCAGCTATTACCTATAATGTTAAGAAAATGATCTTTATTGCCTCAGTTGCTGGTATGTATGGTAAACCAGAGCATAGTGGTTATTCAGCATCTAAGTCTGGTGTTATTTCTTTCGTACAGTCTCTAGGGTTTGAAGGCTATCATGCTTATTCTGTAAGCCCTGGTCGTGTAGATACCAAGATGCGCGAGAACGATTACCCTGGGGAAGATAAGCGAACCAGGTTGTCTACATTACAGGTAGCTGAAATAGTAAAAGAATGTATTGATGGTAAGTATGAGCCTGGTGATAATATTATTATACGTAAAAGAGGTTTTACAAAACTTAAGCGAGTTGATAAAGGGCAACCTTGGAAAAAATATCTCAACGTACAACCACTTGGTGCACCTAAACTAATCTAATGAAAATTATTTGTCATCGCGGTAATACATTTGGACCTGATCCAGATAATGAGAACAAACCAGAGGTAATTGATTATTGTATTCGAGAAGGATATGATGTAGAGATAGACCTATGGGTTCATAATAACGATCTGTATCTTGGTCATAATGAACCGACTTACCCTATTGTAATGGATTATTTGGTAACATTAAAAACAAGACTCTGGATACATTGTAAGAATCTTCAAGCAAGTACAGAGCTGTACCGGCTCAGGGACTTTAATTATTTTTTACACGACAAAGATGATTATACATTAACATCTCAGGGATATGTTTGGACGTACCCTAAGCCTCAAAATGTATTTTCTTATAACCAAGTCCTTTTAGACTTTGGACCTAAAGTCGACTTTGACAAATATAAACTACTAGGTATTTACGGAGTATGTGTCGACTATGTCTAAGATATCTATTTGTGTACCTGTCTATACGATGAAGGATAAAACCGCAGAAAAGTTTCTAGTAGAATTTTTCTCGCACTTAATGTATCAAAGCTTTAAAGATTTCGACATTGTAGTTTCAGATCAAAGTGAAGAAACTAATCTAAAATCTATATGTGATGTTTTTGCCTACGTCTTAGACATTAAGTATTTTAAAAATACCAGTGGTATTAAAAATGCCGCTAATAACGTTAACAACGCTGTTAGGAACGCTACTGGTGATATAATTAAATTACTTTACATGGATGACTTTTTTGTAGACCAGAATGCTTTACAAAAAATTAGTGATGCTTTTGATACTAATCCAGGTAAGTGGTTGATTGCTGGCTTTACTCATAGTAACGAAGATCGTACTCAATTCTTTAATACAAAATTACCTTGGTATGGTAACAAATACGTAAATGGTGATAATACAACAGGTAACCCTTCTAACTATGCAGTAAGAAGAGAGGGTGCTTTAGAAATGGATGATATTTTACTTTGGATAGTAGACGGGGAGTACTTTTACAGGTCGTACTTCTACCATGGAGACCCTATTATTATTAACGATGTATTAGTTTGCTTTAGAGAACATACGTCCTCGGCTTTTCGGGATCCAAAGTTTATGGAGTTAGATGCAAAAGAGCGGCAGTATTGTGTCGACAAATATAAAGCAGGTATGCCACCGAAAGAAGTAGCATTGAGTTGGAAATAATTATATAATATGTTATATTATGAAAGGTGAATATGAAATTTGGTACTGAAACTATATCGCTGTTAAAGAACTTTGCATCTATTAATACAAATATTGTCTTTAAGGCTGGAGACACTGTTAGTACAATCTCGAATGCACGTAATATATTTGCAAAAGCTACTATCAAGGAAATTATTCCTAATGAGTTCGCTATCTATGAATTGAACTCTATGCTATCGATGATTACGTTAATGGATAATCAGGACATTGATTTTGGTGATAAATGTCTTATGGTAACTAGCCCTGCAGGTAAATTTGAGTATTATTATTCGAATCCTGAAGTAGTTACAGCTGCTCCTGATGGAGAAATTGAACACGTAGATGTTTATAAGTTTAAGCTTACATCAGAAGACGTTCAGATGATTATGAAAGCTGCCGCTATTACTGGTGCTCCGACTATATCTGTTACCTGTAAAGAGCAAGCAGTTACTCTATCGGTAAGTGATCGTAAAAACGATACTGCAGCTAACTTTAGAAAGCAACTAGGTACTTCCTTAGATAGCTTTGACGTTTATATTGCTGTTGAGAACTTAAAAGTGATTCCTGATGCATACGAAGTATCTGTAGCTAAGACCCCTAACGGTAAAGCTAAATTTCTCCATTTTAAACATGAGTCGCGACAGCTTCAATATTGGATTGCTGCAGAGCCTGGTTCAACTGTTTAAATAGAGAGATTATATTATGAATGAGCATTTTCTCTTTGTAGAGAAATATCGTCCTCGCAAAATTGAAGATTGTATTTTACCTAAAGAACAAAAAGAGTATTTCCAGCAGTTAGTAGATAAAGGCGAGATTCAAAATATGTTGTTATGCGGTACTGCAGGTACTGGTAAGACGACTGTTGCTCGAGCTTTATGTGAAGAACTTAATACTGATTACCTTGTAATTAATGGTTCAGAAGAATCAGGTATTGATGTACTACGGACTAAAATTAAGCAGTTTGCCTCTACCGTATCATTCTCTGGTAATACTAAAGTAGTTATTCTAGACGAAGCTGACTACTTAAATCCTAATTCTACGCAGCCTGCTCTCCGTGGCTTTATCGAGGAGTTTGCTTCCAACTGTAGATTTATATTTACGTGTAATTTTAAGAACCGTATTATTGCACCGTTGCATAGTAGGTGTGCTGTAATTGAATTTAAGATTGCTAAGTCAGAGAAGCCTAAGATCGCTAATGCGTTTTATAATCGCGTTTCCGATATTCTTAAATTAGAAAATGTACCCTTTGACCCTAAGGTTTTAGCTAGAGTAGTAGAGAAGTACTTCCCGGATTTTCGTCGAACGTTGAATGAGCTGCAGCGTTACTCTCAAGCAGGTTCAATTGATGAGGGCATCTTAATTAGTATTGGTGAAACCAATATGAAAGAGTTAGTAGATTCAGTAAAAGATAAAGATTGGAAGAAGATGCGTACATGGGTTGTGAGTAATCTAGATAATGATCCGGTATCTCTCTTTCGTAAAATTTATGATACCTTTGTACCATTAACTAATCAAGTACCGCAGTTAGTATTAACGATTGCAGACTATCAATATAAATCTGCATTTGTATCCGATCAGGAAATTAACCTGGTAGCTTGTTTAACAGAGATTATGGCATCGGTAGAGTTAAAATGAACGATATATTCTTAAATACTTTTAAATGGATTAAAGATGATTACATTAATTATCCTCTTCGTTTTATTATCGAGCTTTTGGCTTGGGGTATCAGCATTGGTTGCTCGATTACTATGGCGCTCACCGCACCTTACCCTCCCCTTATTGTACTCTACCCTATTTGGATTAGCGGTTGTTGCCTCTATGGCTGGGCTGCTTATTCTAGGAAATCATTTGGCATGCTGGCTAATTACGGGTTGTTGGTAACCATTGACTCTATAGGTTTAGTGAGAATGTTATGGATATAAATGATGTTTTTGGTCAAGCAGTAGAAGTAGTGGAGGAGCCGGTATTTAAAGAACCAGCAATATCGCCTTTTGATTTTATTAATGCTATTACCTTTAACAAGACTGATCTTATCGTAGATGATTGGTCTGAAAAGCAGTATGTTCCTTATATAATTAATAAGGGTTTATCGTATGGAGCAGATACGGTAATACCTGCGAATGAGATGAATTCCCGTGCACATCTAGACAAAAAGCTCCAGTTTCAATTTCTAATAAATAACATAAGACCACGTAAGAGATTCAATAAATGGATCAAAGTGGAGAAGATTGAATCGATAGAAGTTATTAAAAAATACTATGGCTATAGCACAGAAAAAGCACGCCAAGTTCTGCCCCTTCTTGATCAATCTAAAATTGACTACTTAAAACAAAAATTAGAAAAAGGTGGGGTTAGTAATGTCAAACGAGTTCTTCAAAGTTAACTTACCGGGGTACATTCCGTTAGAAGTTACATTAGCACAACCAGACGATTTTTTAAAGGTAAGAGAAACATTAACTAGAATAGGGGTAGCTTCTAGAAAAGAAAAGATATTATATCAATCTTGCCATATACTACATAAACAAGGTAATTACTTTATCGTACATTTTAAAGAGCTCTTTGCTCTAGACGGTAAACAAGCTGATCTCTCAGATAATGATATTGAACGTAGAAATACAATTGCTAAACTGCTGTCGGATTGGGGTTTAGTTAAGGTTGTAAATCCAGATATTATTAAAGATTTAGCTCCTCTATCTCAAATTAAAGTTATTGCATTTAAAGATAAAGACGAGTGGGATCTACAAACTAAATATAATATTGGTAAAAAGAAGCACGACTACTACGATTAAGATTATAAATAAATTTACTAGACCCTTCCTTAGGGCTGTTTGATGCTACGGTATAAGGCGTCCGTGTAATTACACCCTCGACACGTTAGTTCGAGCCAGTATAAGGTAAGCTGGGACCGCTACGCCTTCGGGGTAGTATTTTAAAACTCGCTTAATAGGAGCACTTATGATTACAGCCGATATTTTTATCGACACAATTCAAAATGGCAAACGCCAATTCATCTCTAAGTATGTAACAACCCCTGAACTTGCAAAACCACTAAACGATTTTGTGGACGCACAAACAGTATTCTCCCATGCTGTTGTTTCTTCAGTAAAAGACTCGCTTGGCTTCATTAATAAAAAAGTGACGCAGAGTAAAGTCGAAGAAATGATTAACCCTTTCAACATTGATTGGGTACAAGCAGGAATGAAAGCTTGGTTAGAACAGCCAGCAACTAAAGCTAAACCATTTAAGGATTAATACTATGCTAAATGTAAAACAATTTGTCCCTGAATCTTTTGGTACTCATTTCAAGGATGTTGAGAAGTTTTTTGTTGGATTTGACGAGCAGTTTACTCGGCTATCTCAATTGCACAATGATGTAACAAAGAATATTCCAAACTACCCTCCTTATAACATTAAGAAGACAGGTGAGTATACTTATGTTATTGAAATGGCAGTTGCAGGTTTTGCCAAGCAAGATATTGAAATTGAGTTTGCTGAAGACAAATTAATTGTTAAAGGTAATACCAAAGACGATGCGGGTGATGATTATCTCTTCAAGGGTATTGCTAATAGGGCATTTACACGTACATTTGCACTTAATGATCAAATTGAGATCAAGGATGCTGGATTGTTTAATGGTATGCTACAAATCGCTCTTGAACGTATTATTCCGGAGCATAAGAAACCGAAGAAAATAGATGTACGAGATGCTGATACACCAGATGTAAAGGCAACTAAAGCTACACGTCAACTATTGACTGAGAGTTCATCAAAATAGAGCAGTAGATGCCGATTAAAATGAAACTTGTAACATTGGAATCGGTACGAAGAGGAGACTGGCTAATTAAGGCCAGTATCCTCGACGAACAAATGTTGATTTTTATGTATAATGAATATACAATGAGATGTGATGTTGGTATATTTTATTGTGAAGAAGAAGCTCATACTTATATTGAAAGAATGTTAAAAAATGATTACAATTCTAAAATTATTAACCGGTGAAGAAATTATTGGAGATGTTGACTTTAAAGATGGTAATGTAAAGATCAATAAACCATGTATTCTCCAAATCGTATCCTCCAACGCTAACGATAACCAGCCGATGATGGCTCTAGTTCCTTACGCACCTTATACAGAAGATCACTGCGTTACGGTCGAGCTAGAAAGTGTCATCTGGCACGAAAAACCTATTAAAGAAATTTATAATCAATATAATAAAATCTTTGGTACAGGTATTATTGTATAATGAGCCGAGAAGCAGGAAAAGGCTCAAAATCTAGACCGCTCTCTGTAACTGGTGATCAGTTCGAGAATAACTGGAATTTAATTTTTAGTAAGAAAATGACTAAGAAGCCTGTAACTCCATCTATACTTACAAACCCACTTAATCAAGAAATTTGGTGGTGTAGTAACGTAAACGACATTCACTCTGTAGACGGGGTAGAGTATATTACCGTTTACAAAGAGAGTACTCCTAACAGAACCCACCTAATGCGTAAGGATGCGTTACGTAAGTTAACGTAACGCTGGCTATTTTGGACAGCAACATATATAATATACTCATTGAATAGGAGAACGAGATGAAAAAACTTATTGTTGCTGTTGTTCTTACTGCTGTAACCGTAACGCCAGCAGTAGCTAATGATTGGATTGCACCTCTTATCGGTGGTGTGATTATTGGATCAGTCCTTAATAGACCTAACCCGAATGTATATAATGGGTATCCTAATCAGCCGATCATTATAAATCAGCCCCCGATATATAACCCTAATCCTCTTTTCAGGGAATACTATAATTGCTTAGTACCAGTGCGCGATCAGTACACCGGTGTCATACGCAATGAAGTAATGACCTGTACGCGGTAATTTAATATGCCTTTCGTGATCGCAAAAGCAGCCGCGGCAGTTGTAGTAGCTGCGGCTAGCGTTACCCCGGTACCTATCCCTGTTCAACCAATACAACAAGCCAGGCCTGTTTATCAACAGGTGTGTGAATATGTTACAGTTGCTAGACAAGGGTTTTTAGTCGAGGATAATATCTCTCAAGAGTTATATTGTTACAACGTCTTTATGGGTCGAATGTGAAAAAACTCCTACTACTACTTGCGTGTGCTTCTTCCGTCAACGCTATGGAGGTAGCTTACGGTACTGGAGAAAGTAAATTCTCTTCAGCAAAAGAAAAAAGACAGGCGTGTGTGTTAGCTGAAAATAAAGCTATCGAAGATGCGTTACTTAAGTATGCAGGCAAAGAGTTTCAAGTTAATCAAGAAACGTTTTGCGTAGATACTAAGGAGCATGCGTACTGTAACTATATTAAAGAAGTAGACTCTGCAACAGCAGGTACTGTTCGTTCAGTAATAGAACGGGTACAGCGAGTCGAGAAAGATACTTGTATTGTTGAGATTAAAGCAGAGATTGAAAAAGCTAGGCAACTAAATGCTGATGTAAAGTCTAAAAGAATTTATTTTGTAAATGACAGTATTGAATTTACTGTTACTACCGGGGAACCTCTCTACTTGTATATTTTCAATTTACACAAGAAAGGGGTGGATGTTATCTTCCCTAACGATTATAATAAGAATGCACTTATAGATGATCGGTTTGTTTTTCCTAGTAAAGATTTTACCGTATTAGCTACGTTAGATAAGAATGAAAAACTATCTAATGAAACTTTATTATTTTTATTTACTAAGCGTAGACAAGATATCGATACGAGAGATGTAAGTAAGGATAATTTGAAAGACTTATTGAAATCTATACCTAATTTTGATAAGAGATTGATTGAGCATAACTTTATTATTAAACGGAGTGAAAGATGAGAATGTTTACATGGATGATAGCATGCGCGGTAGGTGTTATTTCTTTCGGGTGCTCTTCATTGCCTAGTGTTCCAGGTTTTGGCAATAAGGATGATAAGATGGTAGATATACCTAAGTCTGCTAAGACGGATGAGATTCCAGCCTGGTTTCTAGAAAAAGAAGTAGATGATGGTGCAAACTTAACGGTAACTGCAACTGATACCTCAAAGGATATGCAATTTGCTATCGATAAGGCTACCCTTAATGCTAAGGTGCAACTAGCTCAGAAGTTAGGGACTAATGTAAACTCTCTTACTCGAGAATCAGCTTTAGAGTCTGGTTATGGTGTTAAAGATGTTGAGCGTGAAATTGATCGAGTATCGAAATCGCGTACGGATCAAAAGATTGGTTTCTATCGTCGAGAGCATATTAAAGTACTGCGAGAGGGTAGTTACTATCGCGCATACGTTATGTTAAAACTCTCATTAGAAGAAGGTCGTCGGTTAACTTTTAATAGTACTAATATTAAACAGACCCGTGAAGATCGGTTGAAAGAACTAGACGAAGGTAAATAGTTAATAGGGCCTCTAGCTCATGTTGGTTAGAGCAGCGAACTCATAATTCGTTGGTGCCGTGTTCGACTCACGGGAGGCCCACCAAACAAAGCAAATATGAAATCATTTACTACTACAATACTTGAAGCTGACGATGGAACTGGAGATGGTATTCTTCAATTCCCGGAAGAGTTTATACGGGATGAAGATTGGAGAGAGGGTGATCGGATTCATATGGAAGTTGTAAATAACGAACTTGTACTAAAAAATATAGATTGGATTGAACGTGAAAGTTTACCTAAGCAAATACCGCTACCATTGGATTAGCCCTTATAAGGTACTTGAAAAAGTATTTTTTTGGCGTGAGATCGATTATGACGAACCTATTATTGAAAAGCTAAGCGACCTGCTCTTACCTATTGCTAAAGGTATACAAGCAGTATTAGACTTTATTCATCCTAAGATCGATTATGTAAAAATTGATAAGTGGGATACTTGGAGTATGGATAGCACATTAGCTATGATTATATTACCCATGCTTAAGCAGCTTCAAGCTACTAAACAAGGATCAGCGTGTGTGGATGATGAAGATGTACCAGAAGAACTAACTCTTCGATCTACAGATGCACCACCAAAAGAAAATGATTGGGATGCAGATGATAATTGGCATAAGCGTTGGGACTGGGTGCTAAGTGAAATGATTTGGACTTTTGAGCAATTAAATTCTGAATGGGATAAACAATACCATACAGGTAACTTTGACAGAGTAAGTACACCTTGTGAGTGGGATGAGGACGGTAAACCAACTATGTTCTCTTGGGAGAAAGGTCCTAACGATACAAGTAATTTTGATGTAGACGGCTACAATAAGCATAACGAACGTATCGGTAAAGGGTTAATTTTATTTGGTAAATATTTTAGAGGGCTTTGGGATTAAAATGAACACTAATGATATTCGTATTACAACATTTCTAAACGAAATAGTTGACGGAGCAGTTGAAAAATATGTGGTTAGAGAGTATAATGATCAAGGTACAGTAGTTCGTACAAGGCAAGTATCCTCTAAACAAGATGCAGAAAATGTAAAGTTAGAATGGCAAAAGCAATCGTCATAACACCTACTACGGGTGCACCAGAGTTAGCAGAGGCGATAAGGTCTGTAAATAATCAATCAATATCAGTTGACCATTTAATAGTATGCGACGGTGCAGAATTTAAAGAACGTACTAAAAGGATATTAAATGATTTTAAAGATAAGACAAATGTTTTCGAATGCTATCTTCCGTTTAACACTGGCGGCGGGGGGTATTACGGCCATCGAATTATGGCTGCTTTTAGCCATCTGGTTAACTATGACTATATTTTATTTCTAGATCAAGATAACTGGTTCGATACTAATCATGTGGAGTCGCTGGTCAGTGAATGTGAGAAGTATAAATTCGAATGGGCTTATAGTCTAAGAAAGATTGTGGATAAAGATGGTAATTTTATCTGCGAAGATAATTGTGAATCTTTAGGTCGATGGCCGGTATGGGTAGATAAAAATTCATACTTAATTGATTCTAGCTCTTATTGCTTCTCCCAAAGTTTTATCCGTATGGTTGGTCACATATGGGACTTTGGTTGGGGCGGCGATCGACGTTTCTATACTATAGTCAAAGATCAAATTAATCATAAAAATTATGGTTGTACCAATCTACATACCCTTAATTATAGGCTAGGTGGTAATGAAGGTTCTGTACAAGCTGATTTTTTTATTGAAGGTAATAAAAAAACCTTAGAGCACTTTAATAATAAACTACCTTGGCTTGAACAATTAAAATGAATATTCTTGTAACCGGTCATAAGGGCTTTATTGGTCAGAACATGGTAGCTCATCTTGAGCGCCTAGGTCATGCCGTGACAGGGTTTGAATGGGGTGAAATGTTACCTGAGATACAGGATTACGATCGGGTTATTCACCTCGGGGCTATTTCTTCAACGACTGAACGTAATGTAGAAAAAGTTATTGCTCAAAATTATAAATTCAGTTGTAGCTTGCTTGATCTTTGTATAATGTATGAAGTACCATTTCAGTATTCGAGTTCTGCCTCGGTGTATGGCTTAAATCAACAATTCACTGAAACATCTCCTGTAGATCCAAGAACCCCTTACGCGTGGTCAAAGTATATGTTTGAGTTGTATGCTCAGAATAAAACCCTACACCCTACTATACCCGTTCAAGGGTTTAGATACTTCAATGTATATGGTCCGCACGAAGACCATAAAGGTACACAGGCTAGCCCTTATCACCAGTTTACAGAACAAGCACAAAAGACCGGTATAATTAAAGTATTTGAAAATAGTGAGTATTTTTTAAGAGATTTTGTACCTGTTGAAACTGTTATTGATGCTCATGTTCGTTTTATGAAATTAAGCAATAGTGGTATTTGGAATGTAGGTACTGGTAAGGCTAAATCGTTTCTTGAAGTAGCTAGCCAAATTGCTAAAATATATGATGCGGATATTGAGATTATACCAATGCCTGAAAATCTTAAACACTCCTACCAACAATATACTTGTGCGGATATGACAAACTTTAACGCGGCCTTCTCAGGTGTCTAAATCAATTTTCGTTAATGGTACATTCGACGTACTACACCCAGGTCATATTGCTCTTTTAAATTTTGCTAAGAGCTTAGGTAGTAGACTATTTGTAGCAATTGATAGCGATGAAAGAGTTAAAGACTTTAAAGGTCCTACCAGACCTATTAATAGTGTCTACGAGCGTAAATTACTTCTACAAAATCTCAAGGCGGTAGATGAAGTAGAAGTATTTGATAGCGACGAAGAACTAATTATGTGGATTAAACAAATTGAACCAGACATAATGGTAGTAGGTGGGGATTATAGGAATAGAAAAGTAATAGGTTCTGAATATGCTAAAAGCTGCATCTTTTTTGAAAGAATAAATGAGTATTCATCCACAAAGAAAATACAAGATATTATTGATAGGGGATGATTGTATTGATGAGTATCAGTATGGTACTGTAGATAGAATCAGCCCTGAAGCACCCGTACCGGTTTTTAACTACCTGTATAGTGAAACAAGATTAGGTATGGGATCTAACGTTAGAGATAACTTAGAAGCGCTGGGGTGTGATGTAACGTTTATTACTAATTGTCAATCTAAAAAAATTAGATTAATCGATAGTAGAACGAAACAACATCTCATGCGTATTGATCAAGATAATTATAGTAAAGAGCCGGTTATATATAATGATGATATGCGCGATATAGATGCTGTTGTTATCTCTGACTATGATAAAGGTAGTGTAAGTTACGAAACAATTCAGCATATTTTAAAGAGATACATGGGCCCGGTCTATGTAGATACAAAGAAGACAGATCTAGCTAGACTAGAAGGTTGTTTCATAAAGATTAACGAAAATGAACGTAACAAAGTTACCTCCGTAAATACTAACTTAATTGTTACGATTGGTAGTAAAGGCGCAGAGTATCAAGATTTTATATACCCTACTCAAGAGGTAGAAGTTAGCGACGTATGTGGCGCGGGTGATACCTTCCTAGCTTCTTTAGTATACTTTCATCTCGATATCGGGAATATTACACAAGCTATACCATTTGCTAATAAAGCTAGTTCAATTACTGTTCAACATCTGGGTACCTATTCACCTACACTTAAGGAAATATATGAGGTTACAAGGTAAAGTTGACAAGGGTTGGGGTTCAGAATTAATATGGGCTAGTAACGATAAATACTGTGGTAAGCTTCTTAACTTTAATACTGGTGCTAGATTTTCTATGCACTTTCATGCACAGAAAGACGAAACGTGGTATGTGCTATCGGGTAGATTTGAAGTTCGTTGGATTGACACAACAGATGCTTCAGAGAAATTCGTTCAATTGTATCAAGGGGATACATGGCATAATAAGCCATTACTACCACATCAACTTATTTGTATTGAAGGGGGAACTATAATTGAAGTCTCAACAGCAGATTCAGTCGAAGATAATTTTAGAGTCCTCCCAGGTGACAGTCAAAAAACAGACGCGGGGTAGCTCAGTAGTGGAGCGCTGGACTCATAATCCAGAGGTCGATGGTGCGACTCCATCCCCCGCAACCAATCACGAAATACCTTACAACATAGTATTGGGGTATAACTAATGAAAAAATTAGTAGCTATCGTTCTTTTGTTAACCGCCTGCTCGGTTATAGGTGAAGAATTTAGAAAGCCTGTAGAGTGTACTGCAGCCGATACTGCATTTAAGAACATTAGAGAGCAGTTTAAAGAGCAACCCTTTATATTATTTAAACAAGACAATATTAAATCAGATATTGTATTAACAGTTAATGAAGAAACAAGTACATGGTCTTTGATTGAGTTTAATAAAGATATGGCTTGTCTGCTTGGCTCAGGTACCTCTTTTACAGTAACTAAACTTAATTCAGTTAAGTACAAAAATACTGGTATCTAATCATGGTTAGATTTCTTGCAGTACTCTGTTTAGGGGTATGTGGATTCGCTTTTTCTACTGATTTAACTGCTAAAAGCTGGGCTGTATCTGACGGTAATGGAGATATAATTCAAGGTAGTGGTATAGGTTCAATTAGATCAATTGCAAGTATAACTAAGCTAATGACTGTTATAGTTGTATTAGATAGTAGGCAAGATCTTAATGAAAAAATAGGTCGCTTTACTCGTGAACAACATATTCAATTAGCCTTGGTAAAATCTGATAATGCATCTGCAAATTTACTTTGTAGAAAATATGTAGGTGGTACCCCTGCCTGTGTTAGAGCAATGAATGAGAAGGCTAGGTACCTCGGTATGATTGATACTAGGTATGTAGAAGCATCTGGTATCAGCCCAGATAATGTAAGTACGGTTATTGATTTAATTAAGATAGTAAGAGCAGCTAAACAATATACACCTATTGTTAAAGCAAGTAATACAAGCTTTGGTTCTATTAAGGTTAAAAAAAGAGTATACGTATATAAAAATACTAATCCTATCATTCAATCTAGACATGATTTCTTAGTTAGTAAAACGGGTACTACTCATGCTGCAGGTGGTTGTTTGGTTATGATGTTAGACACAGCTATAGGAGAACGTATTATTGTCCTCCTAGGTAGCCGTAATGGTAAAACAAGAATACCCGAAGCTCGTCAAATTATAGAAAATATACCTAGCTAAGTATCTGTATTACAAACTTTTAAGTATATAGCTTCCCGAGCAGTACCTTCTGTTGTCATATCAGATACGTACGCCCCATGATCAAAAGTTTGTATCCAATTAGCTTTGTAGGTATGATCAGTAAAAATATTTCCTAATAAATATAATTTCGCCGATCCGCACTCTAGAATACCGTAACTAAAAATATTTGTAGTTATAGTATCCATTTGCTCATACTTCCTACCTTCTTTAAAGAGCGTCATAGTATGTATTAGGTATGATCCTTCAGAGGACTTTTCAAGTTCCCCCTTATTTAAGTATAGATCAAAATTGTTTTGAGATTTTACAAAAATCCAATCATCAGCATCATAAATTACATACTTATCTTTTTCCACATCGGTAATAATATTAAGCCTAAAGGAATCGGCATACGCTGTTGTAATAGTAAACAAACATAAAATTAATATTAAAAATTTTTTCATTTTAATCTCTAAAAAATTAAACTGGTATTGTGCAATCAACCCACCTGAGGTTATTATAAAATTCATACCCCGGGGATCCTTTAGGTATAAAACATCTACCTAATTCTGGGTACTGTTCAGCTCTATCCCGAACAATTAAATACATACAGCCCCCGAACATTAGTATTACTGATATAACGATTAGAACCCAGTGAGCGTCATGCCATAATTGCATTATAGCTCTTTTACGCGCAGCTGCTTTCTTTGCAGCTATATGGCGCAATTGTTCTTGGTGTAGTCTTTCTCTTTCTTTATGAGCTTCTTGTATAGCACTAAGTCTATTTCTCTCATCTTCAAATCTTGACCATACTGCACCTAGACCGGGAGTCTGATACACAAGCATTTCCCGCAACTCTTTTTCTGCATTTTCGAGTTGCATTTGCATCATAACATTATTGAGTGCCTGGGAGTTTATGTTCCCTGCATTACTTGGATCTTCGCTATCTTGTTTAGCTTTAGCGGCTGCATCTTGAACAACTGTTTTTGCGTCAAGAAACTTACCTATATGGCCAGAAATTTCTGTAGTAACTTCTGATACATCTGCCGCTGCTGCTTGACACTCCTTATAAAATTCTACACCAGATCTAATTGCTTTCAGAGCCCCTTGCGCCATGGCAAAGGCTGTGATTGGATCCATTTATTACCTCATAAACGGGACCCATAACCATAGTGCTTGGGTCATGAGAAGGATAGCTGTACTACCCACACCAATACTTGCCCAGAATAAAACCATATTAACAGCAAGGATACTAGCAGTTAACAGAACGATGGCGATCTGTAATAACGAACCAGCATACGTATACCACGGGGATCGAGCTTTTGCTTCTGCTCGTTCCGCCTCTAATTTTCTAGCTTTTTCCATTAACTCTTTTTTACCCTCACCTGTTTTAGGATCAGATTCGTAAGAGTCAGCTTTTTCTTTCCATTTTTTGGAAAGTTCTTTATTAGTTGTTTGTTGAGATGCTAGATCGTAGGCAGTTTGCTTAATGCTCTTAGCTTGATAGAAAGACCAAGTATCATTAGCTGCAATAGTGTTATTAAGTATCTTACTACTGTTGCTACCACCGACTAGGGTATTAATCGCTAATAAAGCAGCAAGAACTGTAATTACCCAGCCGGCTTTATCCTTAATATGTGCTTCGCGTTCGCTTCTCGAGGGGGGTTTTGCTTCAGCCATTTACTTTTTCCTTTAAGTTATAATAACGAAAGGTCAGGAGTATGTGGCATACTCAGGCAAAGTCATATATACTATGTTATCCTGTTATTTATGAGTACCCTATGCTTTTCTATACTAATATTTATACCCGCGGTAATAACATCTATTTTCGCGGTTTCAAAGACGGCAAACGGGTTAATGAAAAGGTACCATTTCAACCAGTTCTTTATCTACGCACAGGTAAAGAGACCCCATATAAATCTTTACTAGGTGAGAAGCTCGAAAAGAAGAAATTTGAGTCCATTGATCAGGCTCGCCAATTTCTTAAAACCTATAAAGAGGTAAGTAACTTTCCGATATACGGGAACTATAACTTCGCCTATCAGTTTATCAGTAAGCTATTTCCAAACGATATTGAATTCGATATATCATTAATGAAAATAGTAACTATCGATATCGAGACTACTACTGAATATGGATTTCCTGATGTTAGGGATGCTCAAGAGCAGATTCAACTAATATCGGTCCAGGACTTTAACACTAAGCAAATTACTACCTTTGGTTGTGGTCCGTATCTACCTAAGCAAGCTAACGTTAAGTACTTTCAGTGTAAAGATGAGTTTGATCTTCTTCGAAAGTTTATTACCTTTCATAAAGAAGATTACCCTGATGTTATAACTGGTTGGAATGTTCAGCTATTCGATATCGCGTACTTATCAGCTAGAATTGATAGAGTACTTGGTCAAGATGCAGTTAAAGAATGTTCACCGTGGGGTGTATACTCTACTACTGAAGTACCTTATGCCAGAGGGCGTACCCAGCTAGCTTATTCATGGCACGGTATTTCCATCTTAGACTTCATGGATCTGTATAAGAAGTTCTCTTATAAGATGGTAGAGAATTATAAACTAGATACAGTAGCTAAAGAAGAACTAGGTAAAGAAAAGTTAAAGTTTCCTTATAACTCATTCAAAGAGTTTTATACAAATGATTGGGAGTTATTCGTTGATTATAATATTGTCGACGTTGAACTAGTTGACCAGTTAGAAGATAAGATGCGTATTATTAATCTCATTCTTACTATGGCGTATGATGCTAAATGTAATTATACAGATATCTTCTCTTCGGTAAGAACCTGGGATTGTATTCTCTATAACAAACTACTTAAAGAGAATATTATTGTTCATAATCCGCCTACGGTAGACTTAGAGTCTGATAGACAGATTATGGGTGCATTTGTTAAAGAACCTAAACCTAGTCAGTACGATTGGGTTGTATCATTCGATGCTACGTCTCTGTACCCTTCTATTATTATGACCTGGAATATGTCTCCTGAGACGTTAGTCAATGGGCAGAAGTACCTGGCTGATGACGAGCGTAGTATTCAACGTCTAATTGATAAAGAGTTTAATACTCAGAACATACATGATGAAGAAATGACTATGACGGCTAATGGCCAATGCTTTAGGAAAGATAAGAAGGGTATCTTTCCAGAGCTAATTGAGTTCTACTTTAGTGAAAGACAAAAAGCTAAGAAGTTAATGATCGAGGCTCAGAGTAAGTATGAGGAGACAAAGGATAAAAAATACCTAGGGTTAATTTCTAGTCTTAACTCTAAGCAGATGGCAGCTAAGATTTTAATGAACTCACTTTACGGTGCAATGGGTAACGTCTACTTTAGATACTACGATATTCGAATTGCTGAAGGTATTACGATGACTGGTCAACTGATTATTAGATCGGTAGCTAAGAAACTTAATAACTTTATTAATAGTGAATGTAAGACTAAAGATATCGATTACTCTTTCTATTCAGATACTGACTCGACATACATTACACTTGGTAATCTAGATAAAGAAACTCTAAAGACTGAGACTAGGTTACAGACAGTTGATCGTTTAGATAATTATTGTACTACAAGTATCGAACCGGTTATTAACGAATGTTGTGAAGATCTATCTGAGTACTTAAACGTATATACACCTAAGATAAGTTTTAAGCGAGAGGTAATTGCTGATCGTGGTATCTGGATTGCTAAGAAACGATATGCTTTGAACGTTTATAACGCCGAGGGTGTTACCTACGATCCTCCTAAGCTTAAGATCTTAGGTATGGAGATCGTTAGATCATCTACACCTGCACCAGTTCGTGTTGCGTTGAAAGAAGCTGTAAGTATTGCGCTAACAAAAGATGAAGCTACTCTTAAAGCTTACGTACAAGACCTAGAAGAGAAGTGGCATAAACTAAACCCTGAAGATATCGCATTCCCTAGAGGTATTAACGGTCTTAAGGAGTATAGCGATTCCAGCTCTATATTTAGAAAAGGTACTCCTATCCATGTTAGGGGCGCTTTGATATATAATCATTTAATTGCTAGTAAAGGATTAGAAAAAAAATATCAACCTATACAGGAAGGGGATAAGATTAAGTTTTTATATCTTAGACAGCCGAACCCGTTAGGTACTCAT